ATACAGTTACGGTATCGTGTCCTAATTCTATACACTTCTCGAGTGCTTTTACGACCGCGGTCATTTCCATTACATTGTTTGTGGTTACTTTATCACCACCTCGACCTATAAAGTCGTCTATAATATACGCCCACCCACCTGGACCAGGGTTTCCTAAACAACTTCCGTCTGTGTAGACTTCTATCATACTTACTAATATATACGATAAAATCTTTATATTTCAACAATTTGTTCCTTTTTATATGGGAATAAATAATAATAACATTTAACCACCGGATTAAACAATACACATGGACCAAACACAGTTCCAAAAATTATTAAAAATGTGTATGTTGGTTCCATTTATATAGTACACGCGTAATTCTTTATATTTCAGTTTCAGTATCATCGCCGCAACACGATTTTGGACAGAAAAGTGATAAGATAACAGTACTAAGTATAATCAAGGTTACTGATATTCCAACTATAAAATTCATTATATTTATATCACTACTTAAAATTTTAAGTCCTATACTAAAAAAATGGATTGGGATCCAGTTATTATTCGAGGTAAAGTTGATAAAACAGTGGAAAAAGAAAAGTATGTAAAATTTTTCGGTCAGGAAATCAAGTTACCAAATAAAAACACAGGAAAATCACGAGAACAAAAACTCGAAGAAACTGAAATAGGTACACACAAAAAGATAGGTAAAGAAACAGGATTAACGATCCAACGGGCGCGTGTTGCAAAACAATATACACAAAAAGATCTCGCGGGACTTATAAACGTATCAACAGATATTATCTCTTCGTACGAATTAGGTAAATCAATCCCGGATCACAAAATTATGCAGAAATTGCGTCGAGTTTTGGGCGTTAAACTCTAATCACTATCAATATGGACGATACAATAGGTAAAAGAATTCAACGTGTACGTATAGAAAGAAGTCATACACAAGTTGAACTTGCATACAGAATTCGTGAAACTTTAGATACCATAAACAAAATCGAATCAGAAAAAATTGAACCAGACCAGTACATTATACAGAAAATACAGAAATACTTTAAAATTAAACTATAAAAATATGTATGTAAATAATATGAATTACCTATACACTTACGTAACTCACAACGATCGATATTTTAATAGTCTAGTAGATTCAAGTAAAAAACAAAATATAGATATCGTAATTCGTGGTATGGGTCATAAATGGGAAGGATATGTACAAAGACATAGAGAACTTTTAAATTTTTTAAAAACACTCGACAAAAATGATATAGTTATTAATGTCGACGGGTTTGATACAATAGTTTTATGCCCACTCGAAGAAATAACACGAAAGTTTAAAGGTCTTAATTGTGATCTTCTTTTTTCTATGACATCAAAAAACGCGAACGCATTTCAAAAATACATTCAATGGAAACTTGGATTTTACGGCATAAAGGCAAACGCGGGAATGTTTATGGGATATGCATTTAAACTTCAAGAATTTATAGAAAAACTTTTAAACACGGGTGAATATAACGACCAAATCGTATTAAACCAAATGCCTTTCGGTAACGATACACGAATTAAAATAGACACCGATCAAAAAGTATTTTGTAACATTTCAACTACAAATGGACTTCATATACAAAATGGTAAATTATATTATGAAAATAAACAACCATGTTTATTATCTGCACCCGGGTGTGTAGATTTAAGACCATGGCTCCGTCGATTAAAAATTAACGAATCACAATTTACTTGTAATACAAGTCAACGTTTAAAGGAATATTACCATTATTTCATTATTGAGATAATACTTTTACTACTTGTTTTCTATATTGTACTAAGACGAACGCTAAAGCGATAAAAGATACGAGTTGAGTAACATCATAAAGATTAGAACATTGGGTACATCTTTTAAACGTAAAAACGACATCTTTTGGTCTTTTTTCTTCTGAAACATCTTCTATTTTTGTAGGACTAAAACTACGAACTACAAATCTCAAAAGAAAAGCAATGACGTAATATTTAACGAGAGAAACTGTTTCAAGTTTCAAATAAAGCATGTTAACTATGGTTAAAAAAACAAAAAACTCAAAATCACCCCAATATTTAAAGGTAAGACCTTCAAACGTGTTTAAGTAAAGACGAGACATCGTTGCAAATGTTGTAAATATAATTGCATCCATGTTATACTTGTATTAAACCGATATAAATTTTAAAATTTGTTCTAAATTTTAAAATCTAAATTTTATTTATTTTTTAAATTTTATTTTTTTTTCTAAAACCCCAAAACTAATAAACGCTTAGTTGGAGAACGCGAGACCGCCCATACCGGATTGGATTCTGAGGACGTTGTAGTTGGTCGCGAACATGGAAAGGGTTGGGTTGCACGAAGCTGGCAAAGTGATCGCAACTTGCGCGTTGTCGATTCTGGAGAAGTTGCAGGTACCAGTTGGTTGATGTTCTTCTGGCTTGAGCGCAAAAGAATACGAGTAGATACCTGGGGCTGGGCAACCAGAGTGGTGGTTGAATGGTTGGACTTGGTTGAAGTATTTGCTGCCTTGGGCCTTCATTCTGTCTTGGCCGTTGAGGACCAACTTGAAATCGGTGAATTGGTTACCGGTCTCTTCAGAGTATCTTGGTGCATTTGGACCTTGTAAGATAACTGGTGCACCCAATTCAGAAGTAGACACAGCAACATTCGAAACAGCGTCAGCGAATGGATCACAAGTAGCGATTGGGCTGGCAGTTGTAAAGTTCCACAAGAAGGAGTTCGCCGAGTTAGCTTCAGTTTTCTCAACGCACCACACCAATTCCTTGACTGGGTGATTGTAAGACAATCTGATTTGCTTGGAACCCGCGGAGACGGCATCGGAGCCAGTGTGTTGCACTTGCTCGATCAAGTATTCGTGACCCTTTTGCGCGAATCGTCTGCGTTCTTCGGTGTCGAGGTAGACGTAGTTACCCCAAACCTTGAAAGTGGAACCATCCGTGTACTGAGTAAATTTGTCGGTCAAGTCAAAGTCCAATCGGACTTCGTGGTATTGCAAGGCAATCAATGGCAACGCCAATCCTGGGTTGCGGTTGAAGAAAAAGATGAGTGGCAAATAAACCGTCGAGTCATCACCAGTAGTCATCTTACCCCAGTTAGCCTTCTTGGCTTCATCCAAGTACAATTCAGAGTACAATCTCCACCATCTTTGGTAGTGCTTGTCAATGCGTTGACCGCCAATCGACAATTCAACATCCTTGATCGCACGTTCCGCGACCCAGCAGCAATCCGCGGCGGCACCATCCTTGGCACGCGTGAGCAAAGCCTTAGCTTTCATTTCGACGTACATGTCAGCGATCAAATCACCGTTTCTCGCGATCGTGACAGAAAGACGACCAGAGTTACCGGCAGTACCGTTAACAGTTTGTTCGATGTTTTCCATCGCGAAGTTAGTGTGGCGTTTGTAAACCGCCTGGAAAAAAGTTACTTTTGGGTTACCTGTAAGGTAGACATCTTGGGCGCCATAGGCGACGAGTTGCATGAGACCACCGGCCATTTTTAGTTTGTTTGTACTATACACTGAGATTTTTTTTTCAGATAATATATGCGAAAAAACACAATTTGATTTTTCCTGATTTATATAAATGTCTAGTGAATCTGTACCAGAACTTGAAAATGTTGACGAAGAAATCGCCGACAAAATTATTGAATCCGAATCCGAATCCGAATCCGAATCCAGTGAATCTGAAATAATGGACGATGAAGGGTCATTTGTGGATGATCTTGAGCTCGATCTTGATCTCGATGATATTGATCTCGATGAAAATGATCTCGATGATGAATTATTTCAGGACAGTAACGACCTGTTTGAATTAACTGAACTTTTAAGCTCTGTTACAACAACAGAAGAAGGTGATACTATATGTACAGCGCTTGTCGATATATCGAGACAGTTAGAAGTACAAAATAAAATAATGATTAAACTTTTATCTGAAATACAGAAAAAAGCTTAAAATAATAATTACTAAGTATAACATAATATACTATTCATGGATAATACGCATTATATAGATGTTAATGCAAATCCTGACGAATCTAACGAGGTCATGTGGACTAACCAGATTCAGATGTTCAACAATGAACAGTATATGAATTTCTTAGCCCAGTTGGAACAATTATGGGGATTACATAGTAACGATGACCATATCTCTTTTCGTCTTGGCTACGATAGATTTTTTAATAAATCAGATCTTAACCCAAACACAGGTTTACCTGATAAAATAGATATAGAAGCAATATCGGGAAAACATTCGAGAATGAAAACACAACTCGGTCATTTATATCATCGTGCTGAATCTTTAAAATTACTAGATTTAGAAGATGGCGACGATATAAAAATATCAACGCGAATTAACCGCCTGATAGATCAAGTAGATGATGCGTGGCAAATAGTTTTCCGAAATACTAGAATACACGAAAGAATAAATAACCCAACATACGTACCAATAAATCCACAATCCGACCCCTCTATATTTCGATGTTCCACAATAACAGAAATAGAAGAATTAAGTCCTTATCAACAAGCCATTCTACAACTTTTAAATAGTTTGTACCAAAACAATATTAAAAGATACAAAGGCCAGTGTTGTACTCAAATAAAGACAGATGACGGATACGATACACGTGCATGGAAGCCTATGCAGACAATAAAGGAATACGTATATAGTACTGCACAAAAAGAAACCGAATTTGAATTATGGAAAAATTTATCAAGTCGTGGTAGTGCTATTAGAGATACTGTAACATATTTATCGGATTGTAAAGACATGCAATTTCCAGAAATAAGCAAAAATAGACAGGTATGGTCTTTTACAAATGGGTTATTTATTGGTAAAAAATGGTGTGCAAAAACAGGGTTGTATCATTCATATTTTTATTCGTACGATTCAAAAGAATATAAAAATCTTGATCAAAGTATCGTGAGTTGTAAATATTTTAATAAAGAATTCATAAGTTATGAACACATTGAAGATTGGTACAACATACCAACGCCACACATGCAATCAGTTTTAGAATATCAGAAATTTGATGAAGAAGTATGTAAATGGATGTATGTTATGGGTGGACGCATATGCTTCGAATTAAATGATATGGACAATTGGCAAATTATACCATTTTTAAAAGGTATTGCACGGTCTGGTAAATCAACAATCATAACAAAAATATTCAAAAAATTTTATGGGAGTGACGACGTGAAAACTTTATCAAATAATAGTGAAAAGAAATTTGGATTATCTTCTATTTATGATGCATTTGTTTTTATAGCGCCAGAAGTTAAAGGTGATATATCACTCGAACAAGCAGAATTTCAATCTATCGTTTCTGGAGAAGATGTTTCTATAGCAATAAAACACGAAAAAGCAAAATCTATAGAATGGAAAACACCTGGAATACTTGGTGGTAATGAAGTTCCAAACTGGAAAGATAATTCTGGGAGTGTATTAAGACGAATACTCACTTGGAATTTTGCTAAACAGGTCAAAGATGCAGACCCCCTTCTTGATGGAAAATTAGATAAGGAACTACCAATCATATTACAAAAATGTATACGTGCATATTTGGAATACTCACAAAAATACTCAAATAAAGATATATGGAATGTCGTACCACCGTATTTTAAGAAAGTTCAGAAACAGGTCGCTATGGTCGCAAACACTTTGGAAAACTTTTTAGAATCTCCTAGTGTCAATATAGATAGTAGCTTATACTGTCCACAAAAAGAATTTGTAGCTGCGTTTAATCAACATTGTCTAGCAAATAATCTAGGAAAACCAAGGTTCAACCAGGACTTTTATGTTGGACCTTTTAGTCAGAGAGAAATAGAAGTCAGAGACGATATATTAACATACAAGGGGAGACAATATCCAAGACAGTCTTTTATATTTGGTGTTGATATAGTAGAAGAAACGTTAACTTTTGGTAACGACCTTTAAAAATTATTATTAAAATATTACACTAGTATAAGTATGGACCCAAGACAATTTGTAAAAGAATCTAACATACAAATACAAAACTCGGATGGTACATCACAAAATGATGATCAGGGGGTACAACCTAGCAATTTAAAAATTGGTCGATTCTATCCCGGTATGTATAACGTTTTAATTAATAAAAAATTTACAAATGAAGAACGTGTCAATTTAAAATACATATTAAAACAGAGACCAAGGGGACAAACTCCTATAAACGCATACACAAACATTTCAGTTAGTGAAATAAAAGGGTATTACGGTCAATTCCAAACTGGGTTTATACATAGTATAAACCTAGGTATGAAAGGAGATTTAAATAAAAACTTCTTTTCTGTACAGTTTTCTGGATATATTTCTACCGAAACCGAAAAGAAAAGTTTTAGTTTTAACGTGTACAGGAACGGAAAAATAAGATTCTCTGGTGGATTTTTAGGGTATAAAAATTTAAAAACACAAGTTGAATCCCTTCGGAAATATATTATCGATACGTACACACAAAAACAAGGTTTTTTATATAACGAGATCGTATATAATAACGTCGCGGGACAGTTTAAAGTTAACGTCAATTTCAAACTATCAAAAATCGCGAGTGAAAATCCATTAAATGCGGAACGCGTTTCTTATGAAGCAGAAACTGATATACAATTACCAAATTTATACATGACATACAGAGGTCATAAATTTGTAATTTCAACAAAATCTACAGTACTCGGTTCTGGTGCTATACAAATACTTGGTGAAGATAATCCAGATAATCTCGAAAACGCGTATTTAGTTGCAGTAGAAGCAGTCAAAAAATTACACGATAGCGGGTATACCATGGGTTCAGTAAACAAAAATGTGGATCAAATTAGAGCACCAACACAAAAAAGTGTACAGATAACAACATGTCCTAAAACTAGAAGACCACCGTGTAAAGATGGATTTGAAGTAAGAAAAAATCCACAAGGAAATGAATGTTGTTATAAAAAACCAAAAAGAAAATCAAAAACAAAAAAATCAACGCCTACAAAAAATAAAAAAATAAAAATAACATACGATAAAAATGGTACTATGAAAATAGATGGGAGAAAATGTGAACGATTAACAAAACCCGTTTTACTCGAAGTCGCTAAAAAAATGGGTATATTCTTAAAATCCGGGGATAAAAAGAAAAAAAGTATATGCAATGCATTAAATGCTATAGAAAAAGGAAATTCAGATTTTAAGATAAAAGGAAAACCATGTAAAGATTTCAAAAAAGATGAACTTGTTTCTTATGCCATATCTGAAGGTATTAATGTAGACGATAACGATACTATTAAAACTATATGCGAAAAATTAAAAATAATTAATTTAGAAAATAAACAACTCGAAAAAAATTTATTAAACAAAATGAAAAGTGATGCAGTTAAAAAAGTAAATAATAAAGTAAAAAATCGGGAACGAAAAATAACAGAAATGAAAAGAAAATTAAATAACAAGAGTATAGAAAACAATTTACAAAAAATCTACGGTAAAAAATGGATGAATAAATACGGAAACGTGATGTCTTTAAAAAATAACGTTAACAAGGTTAAATCAAAAATAAAAAATGCATCCAGTAATAACATGACTAAAAATGGTGTTATAAAGAAAACTGTAGCCAATAAATTTAAAAAAGAAATTGTTAAAGAATCTAAATTAAATAAAAGACTTGAATTAAAACGATTATTACTCTACAAAAAAGCAGAAAAAATGTATGGTAAATTTGGTAAAAATATAGTAAATACAGTTGTAAATTATGCTATGAATATGCAGAAAACACCCAATCTAAACGATAATAAAATTATAAATTATTTAAAAATAAAAAGAGAACTTCAAAATCAAACACCTTTACCTTTAAAGAAAAAAGAAAAAAGAAAAACACCACCGCCTAAAAAGAAACCACAAATCAAGAGAAAACCTGTTTTGAAAAAACCTGTTTTGAAAAAACCTGTTTTGAAATCTAAATCGAACTCGAACTCGAACTCGAACTCGAACTCGAACTCGAACTCGAACTCAAACTCAAACTCAAACTCGAAGTCTAAATCTAAAAAACAAAATATGAACATAAACCAAAGAGAATTAAACAAAATAATAAACAACTTTCATAAAAATTTAAAGAATAAAAAATAATATTATTAAATGGAAGACCCTAGGAAACTTTTAAAAAACCACTCTTTGAAATATAGATATGGTTTTATAATAGATGAAAACGATAAATGGGATAAATATATATTATCAAATATAATAGAAACTATATATTACGTGATAGCAGATTATATAAAAAAAGAAAGAAAGAAAAGTAATATAGGCATGGGTCATCTCGAATTAAAATATAATTACACGGACGAGTTTGAGAATACTGAAAATGTTTTAGAATATTTAGATAAAAATCGCGATGTTGACGATACAAATCTCGTAATTTTTATATATGATCATATCCCTGAAATGACTTATGGAAAGCATAGAAGAATATTATTATATTTAGTTAACATGTTATATTTCGATTTATAATTTTACTTGGTTCTGCTATTTGTTTTAAATGTTCTGCGTGATACGAAAAATCGTATTTTCTAAATCTATTCTTAATTTTATTAGATATAGCAAATGCGTCAAATTTTCTAGATATACCTGAACACACTGCTTTTTTTTCAAGTTCCATAAGTTCGTCCTCTAAAATGACAAAATTTTTAATAGATTCGTGTGATATATTATCATCTTTCATTTTTTCAAAAATCCCTTTAGATTTCCCTTTAGATATATAAAAATATTTTGTTTTATAATCCAGTATTCTTATATTTTCTTTATCGTTATCTGTACTACAAAAACAACAAAGTAATAATATAAATAAAAATAATAGAATAAACATTATCTATATTATTCCAACAATTTAAATACGTCTTTTATTTTATAAATAATATTAAACAATTCATCAATATTTTTTAAGTTTTTAGGAACCACGATTTCAAATTCAATTTGATAAGTAGATTCATTTTCTTCATCTATATCATCTGTCCCACCCGTACATTTAGTCACGTCTATAGACAAATTTTTACGAACAAAAGATACTCGCTCTTTCATTTTTTTCTTATCCATATCACCATCACATTCAAAATTTTCACCCAAAGGTATTTCTTTAGAAACACTAAATCTCACATCATAAGGAGTATTTTTTAAATTATTAAAATTTTCTGTGTGTATCCTTTCCTTTTTCACGTTAATTGTCTCATCTGTATTTTCATCTATAGAAATTCTAAGGTTATCAGAATCTCTATAATAAACTTCCATTTTAGAAGAAATGACTTTTTCCCAACCAGAATACATTTTCAAGCCTTGAAGAATTTTATTATAATTTTGTATACCAACATCAACATCAAAAAAAGACCCATTAAATTTACCAAGTCTAAATTCCATTTCAACAAACTCTTCGTTTTGATATTTATCAAAAATAGGTTTGATAACGTCACAAATTTTATGAACATCCATATTTATTACTTTTTATAAACGCGTCTACTTTTTAAGTATTTTATATTCTTTAAATTTATATGCATGGATTTACTAACTTAGGTAACACGTGTTATTTTAATTCTGCATTACAAATATTATTACATATTCACGAAATATCAGGTCATATAATTAGTAACACATATAACGGTAATTGTGAATTTACAAAATCATACGAACATCTCGTTCACATGTACTTCAAAACAGGTGGAAAAACAGTTTTTACGACGGGTCCTTTATTACACGGTTTTGTTAAAATATTTCCAAGATTTATAATTGGTCAACCACATGATTCACAAGATGCCCTTTTTTGTATAATAGATATCCTAGAAAAAGGGTATCCTCATATAAAAGATCTTGTATACGGCGAAACAACACAAATTACTATATCACCCGTAAGTAAAAATGTAATAAAATTACCATTTTGTATACACATCTTAAACATGAAAAAAGAAATAAAAGATGTAAATACAATGATACAAGACAGTTATAAATGGAATGTAATTGACGATTATATCGACGATAATGGTAAACAACATAACGTAGCAACATCGAGAAATGTATTTTCAAAATATCCTAAAATATTATTTATATCTTTTGATAAAAAAAGTTTTGTAAAAATAAACGAACAATTAAAATTAGATGATAAAATATACGAACTAAAATCTACTATAATTCACAAGGGTATTCAGTATGGTGGTCATTACATGTCTATTTCAAAATTAGATAACGATTGGTTCATACAAGACGACGAATCTATAGAAAAACTGGATAATTTTTCTAAAGAAGATAATCATTTCATCTTGGTCTACAATCTAAAAATTCCTTCATATTAATATCTTCTTTTATATTCACTAGTGTTCTATAAAACGTTCTTCTACTATTTGGGAACGTTTTATCGGGTCTCTTTTTTATTGGTTTCCACCATATAGGGCCATTTTCCCATGTCACGTATACACATTCAACTATGTCACCTTCCTTTAACCATTTATAATCATTCATTTTTTCTTGTGGTATAGAAGATTCAAATATATGTTTCCCCCTTTCTTGAATGTATAACCTCCATACATACTTCCCTGGTTTACACCCAGGTGTTTCGAAAGTTGGTCCTTTTTTAACAAGAAAATCAATAGTATTTTTGTTTCTTGGCTTCCATTTAAACATGTGTTCGTGTGTACCTGTACGAATAGGTATGTTTATAGGTGTAAAAATAAGGCCATCTACATCTTGTTTTACTTTCGGAAGATATTCATCCATAAACTCATTAAAATCGTTGTGTAAATAAAATTTTTTAATTTTTATAAATAAAACGTCTGTTTTTAAAGATAATATCTTTTTAGAAATATTTTCACAATATGTCAAACGATCCAGAAAATTTTTATTACCAACTATTTCCCCTAAAGCAAGTAAACAATCGTATACCATGAAAGTATCTTCATATAACTCACCTTCCAAAATAGTACCAGTAAATATTTGTTTTCTAAAATTTATAGAACATGAAAACATATCTAAAGCTCTATTCACAAAAATACACATTTTCTTATCAAAATACATAAATGCAAGCATCATATATCTCGTACCATCTGTTTTTTCGCAAACGACATAATCATTTTTAGATAGTATATCAAAATGATGTCTTTCTATGGATATTGGTTGGCAGCCGGGAAATATACCCTTTCCTCTTGTACCCCAATTAGATTCCATAAAATCAATCGCGTATTTGTAAAGCGGGTCACCACGATTTACAAATACTCGTGACATATTTATTCCAAGTATTTACTTAATTCTTTAATTTACTTTAACACCAGATGCATTTAATATATTACTTATACATTCATGAGTATAAGAAACGACTAACTTAGATGCTACGTAAGCACGAATTTTGACACCATTTTCTATAAATTTAGAAAACATATTTTCCATTTTAGGTATCACTTTAAATTCGGAACTCTTTTTTTCTTTATTATTTTTAATAACATTCTTAGACATCAAAACCCATGATTTAGGGTCTGTTTTTATAACTGTATAAATATCATTGTTTATTTTATTACCAACTTCTGTATCAAAATGAAGCCCTGCTTGTTCAATAGGTTCAGTTGAATCCGATAATACTTTCTGTTTAAACATATCCCAATCTACCCCTTCTTTCACTGAAGGAAAAACAACACCACCTACACCTTCGTGTTTTTCAAATAACTGATTTAAACTTTCATCATCCACATGGACACCAAACTCTATAAAAAATAGTCTATCGCATCTTTTAATAGCTGATTTAATAATTTCTGATTTTAAATATGGATCATCGTTAATGTAACAAATTTCGTTTTCGATACCTTGTTTTTGCATACACATTATATTAAATCTGAGAATTGTATGTAATGTTTTAACATGACACGACTTATTCCGAGAAACAATAATGGTTATAAACTTCATTTATATATTTATTATATCCTAAGCCTTAAGTCTATCTTTTAAACACCCATAAAATGGTAAATTACCGACATGTCCCAAAACTGCTCTGACGTCTGCATAAATTTTACCATCCATTTGTTGCCACCTTCTACAAAATGCATAATCTTCGGATAAATATCTTTTTGTATCTGGATCTATCATACAATCAAATAATGCACAATATTCATCAAAATCTCTATTTTGGTGATCGTTCTTACAATTTAAATCTTTATAACGCTCTTGCATTTTCTCAAAAACATTTCTTTTTATAACCATAAAACCTGTAGGTCCATCTAAAACTTCAACAAATCCATTTTCAGTCACAGATCTATTAGTTGCACCTATATTAAAAACTAAACTAGATGAAAGCATGGCCATATCTCTTTTATCACCCGATTTTACAGCTACTTTTGCTTGTTCCCACATAATAACTTTTTTAGGGTATATAGAAACAGATATATCGTACCCAGATTTAATAAGACGAACAACTGATTCGGGGTCAAAATCTATATCAGCATCTATAAACATAAAATAATCTGCATCAGATTTCTGCATAAAACGTCCAACTGCAACATTTCGAGCTCTGTGTACTAAACTTTCGTTTTCCGTAGTATCTAATACTAATTGAATTTGTGGAATTTCTTGAATAAGTCTAAGTTGTAATTTTATTATACTCGACATGTATTTTTCTAAACACATACCACCATAACACGGTGTAGATAAAAACAATTTAATCATATTTATAATTACATTCTATCCTCTAAGTACTCTTTGATAATTTGTTCGATTTTATTTACAGTTGGAACAGAAACATTACATTTTTTACATATAACTGATTTTGAAATCTTTGAACACATAACCATATATATAACTACAGAAGCAACACTTGTAGGAGTTTTGCTCATTAAATTAGGACATTTTTCTAAATCTGAACACATTTTTAAACACGAAAAACGTTCATCCTTTGTAATTTCAAACGAATTCAGTAGTCTATTCATAACATTAAAGGGTTTAGTAACATTTAATTTATTTCCCACATTATTACTACCCAACATAACACTCTTGAACATTTCTGTTGTTCTACTTAAATCCCGACTTTTTATAGAAAACATATCAGCAATTTCCTTTGTTGTCCTAGGTATTTTAGACATACGACACGCGTATAAAACACAGTTTGCCTTTATACCAGATCTTACGGCACCTCTTGTTAATTTTTCGGTATTAAATTTTCTATACATTATTTTAGCATCCTTGAGAACACAATCCGGTAAAGTATGACACGCTTCTTCAATAAATTTATATGCGTGGTATAACGATCTATCTCTATGATTCATAGATTGATGAAAATTAATTTTCGCGATTCTCTTATTCTGATAAGACGAATTTCTATTAGATGTGATAATTGTACCTTTACCCCAAGAATCAGAAAACAGTTCGGGGTTAGAATTAGGATTTCCACATCTCGAAGGATCACTCACTTTACCATCTTCTGATATACCAGAAGTCCATTCAGGTGACTCGTCTATAAAAGTATTATCAATCAATCCACATACGGAACACGTAGGTAAACCTTCTCCATTGAAAACTTTTATATTATTACATTCTTTACATAAATTTAAATTATTTTTATTAATTAGCACTTTTTTTACATTTGGTTTTTTAGTTAATCGATCTATATCTGACCATATAGTTGCTAATTCTTCCATTTTTTATCCCCTGATATTTACATGATTTTTTTAAAATTGTATTTTATACTTAGGTATTAAAAATTAATTTCATCGTTTAAATATTTAACACGTGTTTCTATAGAATCAATAACTTCTTTATATTTTCTAGAACCAGGGCTTGTTGGTATCCAATCATTCCATTCTTTATCTATATTTTTCTGTTGTTGATTTGGTATAGAAATACCACCTGTATGTTCAGTATCAGAAACTATAAAATCTTCTAAATCACTACCATCATCGTCCGATTCATCGTATATACTACTACACTCACAATCAGAATCTATATCATCTAATAATGCATATAAACTAGAGTTTACATTTCTAAACTTGATATTATTATCCTGATAATGTTCACTTATATTAATTTCCTGAACAAGTTCTTCCTTATCTTCTAAATCGTATAAATAAGCATCTTTATATATTTTTGATGTTTCGTTGTAATAATTAACAACTAAATAATCTTTACAATTCTCCTTTACTTTTGCATATAATTCACCTTCAATATCATCCTCTACATTTACAAGAACTTTTATATGTTCACCAGGGTGTATTTGTGAAAAATCAATCATATCTTAAAGTTTTAAAACAAAAATATTTATAGATATTACCACAGATGGGTGTAGAAATTTTATCTAAAGAAGAATGCAAATATTGTAATCTTACAGTTGATTTATGTAAGAAATATGGTTTAGAATATAGAAAAAATGTTGTTACTAAAGATGATCTAAAAAAAAGATGCGGTTCATCCGTATCAACATACCCACAAATTTTAATCAATGATAAACTTATTGGAGATTTTTTCGAATTCCAGGATTATTTAGAAGAAGAAGCCGAACCAATGCTTTTACCAACATTAAATAGATTTACAGTTTTTCCGATAGAACACGAAAATTTATGGGCAATGTACAAAAAAGCACAAATGTCTAATTGGACTGCAGAAGAAATTGATTTTTCAAAAGACATGGACGATTGGAATGGTTTAAGTGATAATGAAAAACACTTTATTAAATATATTTTAGCTTTTTTTGCAGGATCGGATGGTATTGTTTTTGAAAACTTGAACAATAATTTTGCGAGTGAAGTTCAGTATACCGAAGCAAGATCGTTTTATGCTTATCAAGAACATAATGAAATGGTTCACGGTGAAACATATAGTAAACTTATTGATAAATATATAAAAACGTCTTTAGAAAAGAAACAATTATTCGAAGCCATACAGACTATACCGTGTATAGAAAATAAAGCACAATGGGCAATAAAATGGTTTGACAAGGAACGACCGTTTGGAGAAAGACTTTTAGCATTTGCATGCGTAGAAGGTATATTCTTCTCGGGAAGTTTCTGTGCAATATTCTGGTTAAAAAAGAGAGGTTTATTACCTGGATTATGCTTTAGTAACGAATTAATAAGTAGAGACGAAGGATTGCATTTAGAATTTGCTATTGAATTATTTAAAATGTTGAAACACAAACCCAATAAATCTGTGGTCGAAGAAATTATTAAAGATGCAGTTTCAATAGAAAAAGAATTTATAACGGATGCGTTACCGTGTAGTTTAATAGGTATGAATTCTAAAAAGATGACAGAATATATAGAATATGTAGCAGATAGATTACTTATACAAAGTGGTCACGATAAAATCTGGAACACAAAAAATCCCTTTGATTTTATGGAGAATATTTCACTCGACGGAAAAACAAACTTTTTCGAAAAAAGAGTTGGTGATTACGGAAAAATAGACGAAGACACTACACATATAGAATTCGACGAAGACTTTTAATTACTCAGATTCACCATTTTCCGTATTTTTAACCGGTACTGGTAAATCTATTTCATTAGGTATATCCATAGAGCCAAGTTCTAAACCCGTATCATGAAAAGGAAAATTAGCCTCTTTAAAACCTGGTAATGGACATGGAAAGTCAACCATTTTTGGTGGTATAGAAGGAGTATCTTTTATTTCTTCTGGTGCTGGTTGTGGTGCTGGTTGTGGCGCTGGTTCTGGTGCTGGTGTTGACGAGGTAATGTACCCTTCTCTTTTTAAACACATCAAACAACATGCGACCACTGTAAAAATGAAAGAATGCAAAAGGAGTCCCATTTTTGTTGGACACCCCGTTGGCGAAGCAACCCATTTACCTAATAAAACTCGTATCATTCGAAAAGTTTCAGGATTAGCAAAAATGAAAAATGCAAGAGATAACATAACCGACATCAAAATTTTACTTTGATCTTTTATATCTTTATCTTTATCACATGGCAATTTCTTTTTAAGATGCATGATACCCCACGCAATGATCATGAAAACAATTGTATGAAGAGTTAAACCACTCATACTCGAACATCCCTTTCCTGAAGAAACCCATTTACCAAATATACTACGCGTTAAACGAAAAGTATCTGGGTTAGAAATAACATAAAATACTAGGCCTGATAATATAGACATCAGGAATTTTTGTTCTGCTTTTTTACCATCGCACCCACAGCCACAATCTTTAAAGAAAAAACCCATGGTACTTTTATTTTAACAACAGAAAAAAATATACTTAAAGTTTGGTTTCGTATATAGAATATACAAAAATGACAGACATTATTCAGCGTTCCGAACAATTTAACCCATCCAATGTAATGTTCACAAAGATGAAAAAGAACAAAAACGGAGGAAAAACAGTATACATCAACGCACAAGACGGCAAAAAGAAATTATATCTACAATTACCCGCGATGCGATGCCCTTTTGGTGTGAGTGCTTTTACGGACGAATCAACAAACAGAACATCGTATTCACTCGATCTATCATTTGATAATGATAACGAACAAGCCTCTGAACTCGCCGAAAAACTTAAGCAACTTGACGAAAGAATTATTGAAACGGTCGCTAACAACTCAAAAGAATGGTTAGGTAAAGATTACAGCGTAGAAGTCATCAAAGAAGCACTATACAAACCACTTGTTAGAGTAAGTAAAGAAGACTATCCATCGACCATGAAACTTAAGATTATGACTAAACCAAATGGTGATTTTCTTCCTGAGGCTTATAATTCATCCCGTGAACTTGTACCACTTGATTCCATTGAAAAGGGTCAGAGATGTAGATGCATCGTTGATTTTAATCAAATTTGGTTTATCGATAACAAATTTGGTGTAAGTGTTCGCCTTTCACAAGTTCTTTGTGAACAATCTACAAAACTCCCGTCATTTGCATTTCAGGGCCTGGACGATGATAAATTACAGGATGATTATATGGAAGAAATCATGGACGATCTAATCGACGAATAAAAATATTAACTTATGTTAAATGGAGAGGGAAATTCATTTAAAAAATTTAAAAAAAATTTCAAATTATATAAATAAAAGTAAATATATAAAAACCAAAAAAGACAGGAATATAATAGGTCGAAAAGTTTTAAAAGAAATAAAAAATCTAGGTTGTAATCCATATAAAGTATTTTACTCGATAGGAAATCAAACAAGAACACCAATCAATAAATCACCATTCTTCATGGTAGAAAAAACTGACACGATTAAAAAGGGTATAGCTAAAATAGGTTCTGGTAAAATGGGTGATGTGTTTATGGGATGTATAGATAACGAATGTAAGAATAAAGTTGCTATTAAAATATCAACAGATACACTCAAAGTAGAATATGTTATAGGTAAAAAACTATCTTTGTTAGGTGGGGTTAGAATGTATTATTACTCTAAATGCAAAAAAGCGGATATTCTATATTCAGAATTCCACGAAGGTGGAACTTTACGCGGATTTATGGAAAAGAATAAAAATATAATGAGACCAATACATTTTAGAACTATAGTAACGGAAGTATTATATAACTTATATAAAATACACAAAAAATACCCAAATTTTAGACACCACGATTTACATGCCGATAATATATTAATAAATAATAATTTTAAGCACTCTGGTCACCGTAACTTTAAAATAGGAAATAAAGTACTAAAAGTTAATAATATAGGAATAGAATCAGTAATAAACGATTTTGGGTTTTCCGTAATGAAAAACGTAGAAAACGAATTAGTTGATTCAAATGATTATAAATCTTCATACGGTATTTATAGGGATTCTCATATAATGTACGACGCTCATTGTTTTTTGAATAACGTTAAGGATTATATTAATAAATATGGTATAATATCTGGTAACGAAACAAAAGAATTTATAAACCGTATTTTTACAGAAGAATATAAAAATGTATCTAGTCAAAACACGACGAAAGTTTATAAAGGTAGGTTACGCCCCGTTGTTCACAGAAATTTACCATCGTATACAGATATTTTCAGGGATAGGTATTTCTTACCATACACACCAATATTAACTAAAAAAACTAATATCGTATTAAAAAATATTTTAAAAATACCCGTTTCTACAAAATATTCAAAAGTAAGACACGGAACAGGAACACCTGTAAATATGACAAAAATAATACAAAATTTAAGGAAAAAAAATGAAGTACCAAAAAAGGTTAAGATATTAAAAAGACCCGGTATAAAAGCCCCGGTACCCCCTCCAAAAAACAAAAAAATATCACCACTTCCAAAACTCTATAAAAATAATAAAAAAGGATATCTCAAAATAGGTACACGAAAATGTACATCGTACAAAAAAGATAGTCTTATTTCTATAGCTAAAAAATATAACATAGATACACGAAATAAGACAATAACCCAGTTGTGTAAAATGCTTGATCAAAGAATAAAATCTATGTAATATAATAAAACATGTTACCCTTTATAATTCTCGCTGCAGTAAATGGATATATATTCATGAATACAGGTAAAAAGGAAAGTGAACAGAAAATTCAAATAGAACAGGTATCTATATCTCAGGATGATACTACACCAAAAGAAGAACCAGTATCAGAAATGGGTAATAGTGAAACTAAAGAATATACCGTTTACGGAACCAATTGGTGTGGATGGACTCGTAAACAGTTGGAATACATGAAAAGCAAAAAATTACAACATAAATTTGTAGACTGCGAAAAAGAAAAGTGTGAAGGAATGGATGGATTTCCAGTCACTGTAACGCCAACTGGTGAAAAGGTTGTAGGTTTTAGAGAATTTTAAATACCTCTAACAACAGCAATCGAGATCGCGAGAATAAACGCATCAAGGAATGTATTAACTGGTTTAAGAACAGAAATATGTTTAACCAACGATTTGTTCCAAGTAAATCGAAGAACAAAAGTGGAAATCAATATACTAAGAATAAATATAAGAAGAGTGGTAAGCGCCTCAGACATTTTTTTTGAATTTGTAAGATCTCTAATCATTTTTACTTATTAATAATATTTTTTTTCTGGAATACTATTAATGAGAAAGACAAATACTATAAACACGAAAAAAAAGTCTCTCCCCCTGAGTGGACACGAAAAGAAATACACTAATAATTTTTGGGGTCGCGTTGTAAGTATTAACAATAATAATTGTTATGCATACGCTGTAAACGATTACGAAGGCTATAGAATGAGTAAAAGTATACCTGGTGAACGTGCTGGATTAAATCTTAAACATAGCTATACACACTGTAAAGGGTTACCAGATAGAGTTATTGCAGATAACCCAAAAAAAGTATATAAATGTAAAGCCGATGATAAATGTAAACCAAGTTATTATAAAATAATGATGTTTGTAGCACCTGGAAATAAACATAATTATTTTAGACAAGGTGATTTTCATTTCTATAAACAACACGGTGTAGTTGAATATAAAGTTAAAACGGGTGATACGTATGAAAAAATAGCAAATTTTTTTAAAATACCTATATCTCGTGTTAAAAATTCTGGTAAAATTGTACCCGGTAAAAGACTCGTTTTTAAAGCAAACGTTTTTAGTCATAAAAGAGGATGGGCAACAGGTCCCTTATTGATAGATGCAAAAGGTAAAGTTATAACAGATCCTAGAAAAGCAAATAGGTCATACCCCGGTCTAAATTATAAAAAATATTGTAGTTCATTCTGTGTCAAAAATAGAGGGATCAAAGTCGGGCATACCCACCCCAAAATCGTTAAGAAGACTCTCTAAATCTAAATCATTATTGATATCAAAAAATAAATCTAGTGCATCAAATATACAATTACCCTGTACGTCCACTACATCAGACGTATCTTCATAATTATTATGTACCGTGATTTGTACTTTATATTTAGATCCGTCGTAAACTTTACGGCATATGGGACACTTGTTATTTCCTAAATTTTTCCATTTTTCTAGACAGTGTACATGAAATAGGTGTCCACACCGTATTGGTTTATTATGTCTTGTTTCTCTCACCTCACATAAACATATTGAACACGTAACCATTATCTAGAAAAAGGGTATAATATTTTTATTACTTTTATACACAGTTTAAACAGTTTTTCTACATTCTTCTAATTCATCATTTAAATTAACGTTCAAATACTTTTGAACAAAATAATCACCTTCTAAATCTTCATCGTCTACAATAACCCGGTCTGGTATATCTGATAATACGTTGTTAGTTTCTACAAAATCGATTAACTCTCTACACGAATTTTCTTTTTCGTTTTTACGATTTCTTATCTTCTCTTTCAAAACATCTAGTTTTGTAGATGATATATAATCACTAGAACATTTCGAATTAAACATGTTTATAAATAATTTATAATTTTTATCATCACCTATATATTTTTTCAAGAAAGTATTTGTCCTTTTCGTACCTTCGTCTGTAACAACTGTTTCTGGTAATCTTTTATTAAATATAAAACCATTTTCGTCTGAATACTTTTTGAGTTTTTCACACTTATCAAATGTAGATGATTTTTCCATTATTTCTTTCATTTCATCCAATTTTAAACTTTTTTTAAGGTGGTTTGTTGTACCCCGAATTAATCCTAATTCAGATATAATAAAAAATATTGAGCATATGAGATAAATTAAACCCGTCAAATATAAATTTTCTGTTAATGCGCTCATTTTACTAGAGGGCTATTAAAATAAATGTATATTTTTTTATAAATTAAAGTGCCTTATCACAGGCATTACAACCTACAAGTCCCTGGGAACCTTGGATAGGTTTCAAAATTTCTGGTCCCTGGGATTGAATAAGTTTACGAAAAGAATAATTATCTTGAAATTTTATACCATTCTTTTCCATTATGTGATCATTAATTATTTGTGAAGATTTGTTCATGGTGTAACATCTGCCATCGGCCATACCAAGTCTTTGTGACATTTTATTATTACATTAGAAAATAATTCGTCTATTGTTAATAGTTTGAACCCACGTTCTCAAACCTATTTTTTTTGCCCAATCAATAAGATCTTTTATGTTATACCCACTTGATAAATTAAATTCTTCTGGATTTAAAGATTTTTTAACCCTGATATCTTTATTAGAATTTATGTGTTCATTTATAATATTATAAGCAAAAGCAATTTCTTTTAGTGTTTCTGCACCAGTTATTATAATCTTACCCGTACTAAAAATACTCGTAGTTATTTCTTTCATATCACCCGATGGTTTGAATTTGATTTTAACTGCTGAATATCTATCTGGTTCAAAAGAAACTTTAAAAGTACATCGTTCATTTTTAGGTTTTGCATTTTCAAAGTGTGTCTTTATTTCCATCAAATTAATATTATAATTCAAACTAAAATTTGAATTAATCATAACGACGCGATAACTATCATCCTTGGGTAAATCGTCGTTTTTTAAAAATTTTTTTAACATGGTATGAATTATTTTTATAACACTTCGACAGTTAAACAAATCTGCACACCCAGCAATTTGTATACTCCCATTTGGGAATATCTTTATAGATTTTGTGCTGTACTTATCCACGTAATTCAAAGTAACCTGATTATAAAAAGTTGTCGGTTTAAGAGAAATCTCAAACCCATTACCGCCATAAGTGCGCCCCTTCTTACGCAAACGCATGTAAAAACCAGAAGGTACACGATTAAAATATTGTTTTATTTTTTCTATATCAATTTTATTTTCACTTTTCCAATTCGATACCATTGTTATTGTCGTAAGCTTAACCCACGAAGGACGTAAATTTTCGGGTATATTTTTACGAAAATGTTCTAAAGTTAATAAAAATTGAAAACTATTGTTTTGGTCAGAATTAAGAACACACGATTTATACCCTCGTGTTTGTACATTTTCCCTATACTTTACGTTACTTTGTTCGTGTATACTTATAGAATTAGACATTTTAAAAAAACATTTAATATATATAATTTTATAAAAAGAAACGTTTCACTTAGTTTAAAGAGGTTAGAGAAAATACAATAACAAAGAATATGACGGCATTTGTAAAAAATTGTCAACAATTTATTGATATAGATTCAAACAATTACTTTACCGAAGTAAATTACACAAAGTATACAGAGGGTATAGGTATAAAATCATACACGGATGAATTCAAAACAAAACTGTTAGGAAATATAGATTTTTTAAACTTTGAAAACGATATAATAAAATACGAAGAATTTCTAGATATAATGATTGAAAAAACAATCGAAACCACGCGTAAAATGGTATTGATTGAATTAGATAACGTCATGTTAGAAAACAAAAATATAAACTCGTTGATTCGTATTATGAATACTATAAAAATACTCGATCCAACTTTTGTACCACCCGTTATTAACAAAATATGTTCGTGGCAGAAACGTTATGTAGTCGAAACGTGTAAAAAAACACTTCCTCAAATAATAAAAACGTCTACGAACGAATATCGTCTTAACAAAATGTTTAGAATCTTGAAATTAATAGAAATAGAACTAGAATAATTAACGCTATGTAAATATATTGCGTAGTATTTCCATATTGTTTCTTTGTTTTAAACGTTTCTTTATTCATGATTTCTCTTTTTTCGGTATTACTTAATCCTCGATCTATATTTCTACCTGGTACGAGTGGTCTAGAATCGAAACAGTTTGGTTTCGTGGGTCGACACATATCCTTAGTTCGCCAACCTGGTGTTGTTATTCCGTAATCGCATATAGGACTAGGGTCTGGGTACTTGAACGGGGTTTCTTCTGGTTTTTTATATTCTTGAAAATCAAAAGGTGCTCTTCTGATACCAGGGACGGACATTTCACTTCTTCTCACGTACGGATTTATACCATCCATGAGATAACTATCGTTAAGCATAACCTTACTCATCTTTTATAATAACACAGATTATATTTTTTTATATGTTAACTATATATAAATAATATGGCTATGATTATAGTACTTTGTGCGATATTAATAATCAGTTCTATACTTTTGTCTTGGACTTGTACAGGAGGAACTTGGAAAGTATTTGGTGATGATGCCGAATTTGAAGCGTCTAAATGTCTTACCATACCAGATACTTCTCCAGCCCCAGCACCAGCACCAGCACCAGCACCAGCACCAACACCAGAACCAGTGGTACCACCCGCACCAGCGACGCCACCAGCGCCAGCACCAGCGCCAGCACCAGCGCCATCACCAGCACCAGCGCCAGCACCAGGGCCATCAGCTTCAACAGATGATGATAACACTATCGGAGCTCTTAGTACTAGTAATGACATCACCGAAACCGCGGGTGCCGCTGAAGGTGATAATAACGCGGGTGGTACTCCCACCAGCACTTATATGATAGAAGGATACATTATGAAAAATAAATAATTAATTAACTAAATTTTAAATTATCAATATAATGATTATATTATGATCATTATATTGATAAATATTAGGTATTAGTTCGTACATATATTCTCGTGTATGTTCTCAGCGTTTAATACATAAATATTAAAGACCTATTTTATTGTTATACCCAAACTTTTTACCAGCTGTACTTGTATTTACAGGAGGGTTCATAGGAACCGCGAGTGTATCTATATCGCGTATGTACCCCATATATTGAGAAACACCCGTTTGAATTTGTGATATTGCTGTTTTAATGACAACACTATTCATATACTTAACTTGTTCGTTAACGTTCGTATTATGATCGCCTGAATTGTTAATAAAAACAACACGCATTATGCTGTATAAATCAGACGAACTTTGATAATCGATAGAAACACCCGTTTTATTTTTAAAATCTTGTCGAATCGCTTTTTGAAGAATATTCGTGTTAAACTCAGAAAAGAACAAAGTGTTCAAGGGAGTTTGACATTGCTTTATAGAATTAAGGTGAAGATTGTTGTCACACATATTTAATATAAGCCTGGAAAAAAAGTATCAGTAAATATAAATGTATCTCGCTGACTTTGATAACATATATTCAAAAAAAATGGCGAACTTTGACGTTCCACAATGTAAACCACCAACGTGTTTCGTTGGATCGTATGCTCCTGTTACACCACCAGGACAGGAAGGCCCATTCTACGTTAATTCGGGATCTCTCCAACCAAACCGTCTAGCTGAAATAAACGGTCCAGTCACTCTCAAAAGTAAGGATTTTAAGGGGATGATGATTAAAAAATAATATAAAAAATAGATTTCTAATGATTATATAAATGAAAGTAGTTAAACGTTCCGGTCGTGTTGAAGACGTAAAATTTGACAAGGTCACCAACAGGATCTCTAAACTCACAGAGGGTCTCTCTAAAAATGTAGACGCGTGTATGATAGCCCAACAAGTCTTTTCATCCATGTATGATAACATTAAAACACGTGAAATTGATACACTTTCTGCTGAAATATGTATTGGTATGATCACGAGCGACCCCGATTATGAAATTTTAGCAACTCGTATTGTTGCAAGTAATATACAAAAACGTGCAGCAAATAATTTTAACATCGCCATGCGTAAACTCCATAAAGCAGGTATCATTACACACGAGGTTTTAGAAGTTTCTTCCAAAGTTAAGGAAAATATTTTACCAGACCGTGACTTCGATTTTGGGTATTTTGGTTTAAAAACACTTGAAAAAGGGTACCTTCAGAAAATTGATGGTGATATTATCGAAACACCACAATACCTATACATGCGTGTAGCTATCGGCATCCATGGTCACGATATAGACCATGTTCTCGAAACGTACGATGCTTTATCACGTGGCTTATTCATTCACGCAACACCAACCCTGTTTAATGCGGGTACACATAGACCACAAATGTCGTCGTGTTTCCTAATTGCAAACAAAGAGGACAGTATCGACGGTATTTATGATACAGTAAAAGAGTGTGCGCGTATAAGTAAATGGGCTGGTGGTATAGGGTTACATATACATGATGTTCGTTCAAATAAGTCACATATCCGTGGTACGAACGGTACATCTGATGGTATTATCCCTATGTTACGCGTTTATAACATGACCGCAAGGTATGTCAATCAAGCGGGTAGAAGAAAAGGGTCTATAGCAGTATATCTCGAACCATGGCACGCCGATATTATGGATTTTCTCGAAATACGACTAAACCAAGGTGATGAAGAAGCCCGGTGTCGTGATCTCTTCTCGGCTATGTGGATACCTGATCTATTTATGAAACGTGTCGAATCTAATGGTAATTGGTCATTGTTTTGTCCAGATACTGCAAAAGGTTTATCGGATGTTTACGGTAAAGAGTTTGAAGATCTTTACGAGAAATACGAATCCGACGGTATCGCAACTAAAGTTATACCCGCATCAGATATTTGGAAATCTATCATTAAATCACAAAGTGAAACGGGGACGCCGTATATGCTCTATAAGGATGCATGTAATGAAAAGTCGAACCATAAACATCTTGGTACCATTAAATCGTCAAATTTATGTACCGAAATCCTAGAGTTTACAGATAAAGATGAAACAGCCGTGTGTAATCTTGCGTCCATCGCGTTGCCGAAATACGTCGATGTAGAGAAGAAAGAGTTTAACCACAAAGAATTACACCGCGTCACGAAAATGATTACGCGTAATCTGAATAAGGTTATTGATAAAAACTTTTACCCAACCGAAAACGGGAAACGTTCAAATATGCGTCACAGACCCATTGGTATTGGTGTTCAGGGTCTCGCCGATGTATTTATCATGCTCCGTATGACGTTCGGTTCAGAAGAATCGAGGAAACTTAACATCGATATATTCGAAACCATTTACCACGCGTCGCTTGAATCTTCGTGTGAACTTGCGGAAATGTACGGTCCTTATGAATCATTTAAGGGGTCACCGTTTAGTAAAGGAATCCTCCAATTCGATATGTGGAAATGTGATCCAAAGTTTAGTGGGCGATACAATTGGAATGCCATGCGTGAACTTGTTAAGAAAGGAACTATGAATAGTCTTCTTCTTGCACCCATGCCTACTGCATCCACGTCTCAGATTTTAGGGAATAACGAGTGTTTCGAACCGTATACGACCAATATCTATTTGAGACGAACACTTGCGGGTGAATTTGTCGTCGTAAACAAACATTTGGTGAACGATTTGAAAGAACGTGGACTCTGGTCAAAGGAAATGAAAGATTTGATGGTTAAGGCGAATGGATCTGTCCAAAACATTATTGATATTCCAGATGATCTTAAGGAATTGTATAAAACAGTATGGGAAATGAGTCAGAAAACAATTATCGATATGGCGGCGGATAGAGCGGTATATATAGACCAAAGTCAAAGTATGAACTTATTTGTCGAAAATCCAACAATATCAAAACTTTCGTCTATGCACATGTACGCGTGGAAAAAGGGTTTAAAAACGGGTATGTATTACCTTAGAAGTAAAGCAAAATCACGCCCGATCCAGTTTAGTTTAGAAGCGGAGTGTTCTATGTGTTCCGCGTAATAATGCGCCGTTCGAACGGTGTCTTAGCAGTTGTGTGATTATACATATATTTAGGCTTATTTTTCTTTTTTTTGTTACTATTATATATATTTTTTTCATTATTAGTAAGAGAACGTTTAAATATTTCTTTTTTAATATTACTTGGTAAATTTGGTAAATTTGGTCTTTTAGCTTGAATTTCTTTAAACATGAGAGATTTTAATTTTTTAGATGCATTGGGGTGTCCATAAATAAATAATTTGTTTGTATTTTTTTCACCCGATTTATTATTTATTTTTTTAAATT